TCCCGGATGCGGAACGTCTGGCCCCCGGTCAACTCAACGATACCTCCGCCTGCGTTGATCTGGATGTTGTTGTTATTGGTGGAGATCTGGGCGTTGGACCCAGACTCAGTAAGTTTTATGTAGTCCGTGCCCGTGCTGTCAAAGACACGGAAATCCATCGCCGAGCCACTCTTATACAGGTAGACGTAGCCACCTGCGGGCTGCAAGTAGAGGCCGTTGGCGTTGGTTCCGATGTAGCCGTTAGACCCGTTGTGCAGGAGAAAAGTGTAGTCTGTGAAGGCGCTATCAGAGGCGCGCAGCTCCCGCACGTACCACGATGAGCCGTCTATCCATCCCCGGACGGTGCCGGCCTCGAAGAACTTGACACCAGAGTAGCCACTGAGACCCAACGTGATACCACCGAAGTTGCTGTCAGAGTACGTGGTGATGCCGTAGTGGGCGAGGGTGTCACCGTCGTACGTGAACTGCTGGGTATCCGGCCTGTATCCGACCATCGAGTTGCTCGCGCTAAGGTTGACCGCCTCAGTGGCAGTGGTCCAGAGCGTGGGCATCTTCACGTAGGTCTGACCAGTGAAGTTGATGTCCGTGGTGTTGGTGCTGGCTATGTTGAGGTCGGTTCCATCATGGGAGATGTCCGCGTAGTCCGTGCCCGCCGAGTCCATGATACGGAGATGCGCACCGTCGTAGACTTCAACGTAGCTGGTCTGCGGAACGCCAGAGGCCACCCAGAAGTTAAGGAATGCTCCGTTATCACCAGTGATCGCGAACGAGGCTTGGTGGTCATCTTCCGTGGTGGCGTAGATGTGTGACCGGAACCCACCGGTATAGGCATACGTCGGTCCCTGCGCACTCATCTCGATGTACGCAGTGGTAGGACCACCACCAGCAGTGTCGTCGTAGTTGTTGTGCGCCCCGAAGTAGATCGCACCAGAAGTGCTGTCACATATACCGTACCAGCCAGTGTATGAGGTGTTGTACGTGGCGGACCCAGCCAAGGCGTTCATCGTGAACCCTTGGAAGTCGTACAGCTGGAAGTCACCACCACTGCTGGCGCTGTTCTGGAAGATCGGGTAGCTGCCGTTGTGGCTCAGCTTGACGCTGTCCACGTTGGTGGAGTCGTAGACGCGTAAGCCAATACCCCCAAGGATGTCTATGTTGCTCGTACCGCTAGGCGTCAGCTGGAAGTTGGTTCCGGTGTGAGCGAACTGCACGTAGTCTGCGTTGGTCGCGTCGTAGACTCTGGCGTGCCCACCAGAGCGCACCCACAGATCAGTGCCGTTGATGAGCAGAAACTGCCCAGCGCCACCAGCAGCAGACAACTGAACATTGTTGGTGTTAGTGGTGATCTGCGCGTTGGAGCCCGTCTCACGAAGACGAATGTAGTCTGTGTTGGTGGCGTCGTAGACATCAAGGTCCGCGCCGTCCCGTACAACCACACTGCCCCATCCGCTAAACCTGAAGTCAGTGAGTGAAGCTGCGGCCAGATCAGCAACGGTCGTGCTCGTAACCTGAAGGTCAAGTGAGCTTGCATCGGTTGCGTCAAACAGTCGAAACGTAACACCGTCTTGACCAATGAGGTTCGTTATCCCCTGAAACCGGATGTTGGTAACGTCTTGGATGTTCCAGTCAGTCGTGGTTACGAACGCCGTGTTGAAGTCCGTGCCATCGTGGCTGAATGTGGCGGTGTCAATCAGAGTAACATCCCTGATCTCAAGCTCACCGACGGAGGAGATGTTGTTGCCCTGCGCATCGAGTGCGCCACCAAGCTGCGGGGTGGTGTCCTCCACGACGTTGAGGAGGAAGGACGCGAGGTCAGATATCTGGGACTGCGTGATGCTCAGTGCAGCTTGATGCTGCGTGACGGAGGACTCAGCTATGTATGCATCAGGCACGGTTGCCCATGTAACAGCGGCGGTTAGGTCGTTCACCTCCGCCCCAGCGACATCTACCGAATTGATTAGGGCATAGCGCCTGTTAGCCACTGAGTTCTCCTAGAATAAGTGGGGGGTTTTGAGGACCCCCCGAAACCTTAGATGACTTCGTAAGGGACAACCTTCACCCGAACCGTAGTCGATGCCAAGTCAATGGCACCAGCAGTGGCGTTAGCCAGCAGTACGGTTACGGTGTCGGCAGCCGTTACGTTCGCCGTCGTGATGAGGTCAACTACGTCAACACCCAATGAAACGAAGGCGAAGTCACCAAGCCGTGCGCCGGGTACAGTGACCTCCAACGAAGACTCAGCGCCAGCAGCGATGCTAGCGAAGTCGTTGGTCACCTCGGCGTTAAAGCCTGAAAGCCTGCTCATGATAAGTTCCTCCTAGTTAGAGGGAAGGGGCCCCTCACGAGGCCCCAACCAATTAGGCAGCCGGAACCATCAGCACGGTGCCAGCCTCCGGACGGGGCGTACCCAGACCGTAGATCGTGTCAACCGTGAACAGGTCAGCCAAGAACTCCTGCTTGTACTGCGACTGTGCACGCGGAGCGAGCTGCTCAGCGATGACCATTGCTTCCTTCTGGAGCAACAGGCACGGGCGGTAAGACGTACAGTCAGAAGAATCGACCGTCGGGACATTCGTCGAGACGTATACGGGGATGCCGTAGATGTCACCGATGAGGCCATTGCGGATGCTGTTAGCACCGCCGGCTTCACCAACGAACGCCTGCTCCGTGAAGCGGGCAAGACCCAGCAACCGGCGCTTCTCAACCGGCGGAACGATCAGGGCGCGCATGCGGGCCGGGACGTTCGCGTCGTCAAGCGACTGGATTGCGCGGCGGATGCCAGCGTCGGTCAGTGCCGAACCGTTACCGGAACCGGTCTGTACCCACGTGGTCGAGCCGTCGCCACCGATGACAGCCTTGCTGTAGTTGGCGCCAGCAGTCGTGCTGCCATTGCCCAGCTTAGCGGCTTCGGTGTGGATTGCGCTGTCAAGCGACAGTGCGTGAGCGTAACCAGCGTCGTCCGTGTAGAACGCCCTCATGCTATCCAGAGCCTGAATACGTGCGATGTCCTCGATGAGGCGCGAGTACTCGAAGTGCTGGTCAATCGTGAGGTCGAACACACCTGCGGTTTCGACGTTGATCGTGACGCCCGTACCTGCCGTCTTGGCGGTAACAGAGCCACGGCTCGGCTTGGGAATATGGACCGTATCACCCTTGACGCCTGCGAAGGGCATGCTCTGGATGAGGGGAACCATTACGGTGTTAGCCTTGTAGACCGCGATGACTTCGTCAGACCACAGTTCGCGAATGAAGTTCGCAGCCGTAGTGACGGTAGTCGGGTTTGTCGCGGTATCCGGCGCGTATAAAGTAGACATACTTAGATACCTCTTGCGTGGTGGTTAATGAACAATTATGTTTTAGTCACGGACATTGCCCGTAGACAGCGCATTACGGTAGCCGGCTGCATGTGTCCTTACCCAGTCCTCCGCATCGAGGTCACCCTGCTTGGCGCGCTTGAGGTTGTTGATGTACTCAGAGCGGCTGTACTTGGGTTGGTCGGGTGGCAAGTCGCTTGCACTTGAGCTAACCAGCTCGGCCTGCGAGATTGCCTCTGCGGATGATACTTGGTTTAGACCCTGCTCGGCCTTGTAGAGGCTGAATAGAGCATCTGCCGCGCTGAAGTCGTAAGAGTTGCCACGCTGGAACAGTTCCGTGCGCGTGGGGTTCTCCACAACCCAGTTCTGAAACTCCGGTGAGGCTGCGATGTCCTGATAGTCTGCGTGACGGGAGGTGAAAGCTGACAGTGCGTCTTCCTTCTCCTTCTGCTGCATCCTCTCATTCATCTCGCGTGCCTTGCGGATCTCAGGGTGCGACTCAACAGCCCGAAGGACTGCTGCGTTCGGATCGTCGTACAGATCGTCCACCGTGATTGGCGATGGGGCCTCTGCCGGCGTATCGGCCTTGTCGGCTGGTGTAGGGCTAGCGATGAACTCGTCGATGGTCTTGCGGTACTCTCCAAGCGTCTGAGCCTGACGGCTGTTCAGCTTCTCAAGTTCCTTGTAACGCACTTCCCAATCAACCTCAGGGGTGGAGCTAACGAACTGCCCGTTGTCCGGGTCGCGTTCTCTCTTCTGCTGCTGGTTGGACGCGTCTGCGATCTCGTTCTCGATCCCGCCTGCTTGGCGTACGTAGTCTTCGTACTTGGCCATGTCAATGACTCCTCATAGTTGCCCGCTCCACGAAGAAGTGGTGTACGGTGCGTTAATGGACCCCGCCCGAGGAATGGGTGTAGGGGCTTACTTTGGTGCTGGCGTAACCTCTGCGGCTCTCTGTAGTTCCAGATCGCGGCTCTTCTCAGCTGCTTTCTGGTTCGTGGAGGCCCAATGAGATTGTCCAGCGTCTCGGTGTCTCTTCTCTAAGCGGTCCCCGCTGGTCATGAATGCTCCGGGGCAGCCGGCATCAGCCATAGCCTCGATCATGGGTCGCGGCGCTCGAAGGATCACCTTCTTGCTCTCTTGGTTGCACTCAGGGCAAGGGGACGTAGTGCTATCCGCTATGCGGTGTGTAGCCTCGAAGTATCCGTGCTCGGTGCATTTGTAATCGTAGTTAGGCATTGCGCTCCTCCATAGCTCGCTGGGTCATCTCGCGCAGGTTGACCACGTAGGCCAGACCCTCTGCGAATCCCTGCCGCTCCTTCACCTGCTCCCACGAGTGGGCGTCCGCACAGGAGTCTCGTGCCACCAGCGCCTCGTGTGTGAGGAACTTGGCGACGATGTCCCACTCCGGGCGACCGGTGATGGTGAGGATTGCCTCGTCTAACTGTTCTTGTGTAATCATTCCCCTTCTCCCTTGTTACTTGCTTGCTGGCTTGGGCTTGCGTGCGTCGGCCTTGGCCTTCTTCTCCGCTACCCGCTCGTTGCTCTCGATCTGCTTGAGCTGCGCCTTGATCTTGTTGTTGGCGATGACGGTGTTGGCGGCTTGGATGTCCACCTTCTCATCTTCGAGGTCCGTCAGCTTCTTGATCTGCTCGATCTCGGCGGCTATCTTGGCGATCTCTGCCTGCGTCTTCTGGTTCTCCAGCTGCTGCTCCTTGAGAGCTTCCTTGGCGGACTCCAGCTGGATCTGCTCCATCATCTGCTGCATCTGCTGCTTCTGCGGGTCCGGCTTGGACAGCTCTTCCAACTGGGCGAGGATCTCGTCGCGCTTGGGTGAGCCGCTCAGCTCAAGGATGGCCTTGATGATGAGGTTGTACTGCGGGGACTCGGGCGGGATGTTGCTGAGCATGCCGCTCAACTGTGCCTGCTCGAACTCCCGGGCCACCATGCCCATCGTGCCACGGACCACGAAGTCGTAGTCCTTGGGGTAGCGCTCTTGGTCGAACTGCATGTAACGCCACATACCCTTCTTGACGAGGGGGTTGAGGAACTGTCGCTCCATGTTCCACATCGTACGCCGCATGCGCTTGAGGGCTGACGACTGGATCATGCCGATGCCAGAGGCCGTCTCGTTGCGCCGGTCCACGTTGAGGGGGGCGTTGCTCTCGACGGAGCCCGTAGCCACCTGCACCAGACGCTCCATCTCGGACGACTGGTTGAACGTGTTGGGGTCGATGTTGCCAAGGATGACCGGTTCCAGTACCTCGCTGGGGCGACCGCGTGTGAGCCACACCTTGCCCGGGCGCACCCTCATGTCGGGGTTCCTCGGAAGGCGGGTAATGTCGGCACCCATCATTGGGGAGGTTAGCAGACCGAGTGCGTCCATACGCGCACGGAGCTCTGCGTCCAGAGCCCTCTGGGCGTTCCAGCCCTTCTCTGCCACACCACGGCCCCAGAACTTGCCCGGGACCACGGAGTGCTGGTAAGCGATGATCGGACGATCCTTCATGAGGAACGGGTTCACCACGGCCCGGAGCACTTCCAGCTCGTTGCCGATGGTGATGATGCACTCAACGTGTCCGTTGCCTTGGATGTCCTTGGTGTCAACCTTGACGCCGCTCTTCTTCAGCAGAGAGGCCGGGACCAGCCCGAAGTACTCCGTGATGAAGACCGAGCCGTCTTCGTCGTTGCTCTTGTTGGCACCGTCCGGCGTCTCTTCCCCAGCGGGGTTGATCGTCGTGGAGGCGTTGTTGCCCCACAGCGGGACGTCGCGGTAGATGCCCTTCTTCTGGCGTGCCCAGATGACGTTGCGTGGCACGTTGGTCTCGTGAGCCACGAACAGGGCGGAGTCGATGTCGCGTGCCTGAGAGTCGATAACGAACTCCCACGGCGGAATGGGCTCCAGCGTCACCTGTGCGCGGTAGGTGCGCACGGGCTTGCCGTTCTTCATGCTGTGGATCTCACGGCGGGTGACGTTCATCTTGGCGATGCCGGTGCCATAGAGGCAGCCGTTGAGCACCGTCTTGGCGATGGCGTCGGGGATGCCAGCCCGGTCAAAGTCCTCTTCCAGCTGCTTGTGAGCAGCCCGGACGTCCTCACTCTGGGCGTCCTTCAGATCGTCGGAGATGTCGAACCAACGCTCCCGGTCGAAGATGGCGTCCTCGATGGAGGCGGCCACACCCTCGATAGCAGCGGCCAGCGCAGGGGCCACGAGCTTGGAGCGCTCGCCGTCCCGGGTGGCGTCAGAGCCAACGTAGAGCCCACGGAAGGTGCGCTCGTACTTGTCCCAGCTTGCTTTGTAGATGCGATCACGGACGTCCCGGGAGTCTCTCACGAGCCCCATAACGTGATGAACCAGACCTGAGTAGCCCCCTGTCTTGTAGTTCGCGTTGACCGGTTCGTCAATGTTTACTTTTGCCATTAGTATCCTACCTCAAGGTCGTGCGGTGTCCAGTCGTCAATCAGCGTAATGCCCCATGCTGCGACGTCCTCCGCCATCTGATCTATGTATGCGACCGAGTCCAACAGGTCGTCGTGGGCCAGCGGGTTGGGGAAGTCAACTGCTTGGCTGAGAAACTTACCGACCCACTTCTCCTCTTGGGGTAGGTGGTCGTCGGGCTCTAGGGTGATCTGGCACTTCTCGGCCCGGCCTTGGAGCGCCCACTTGATGCGGTCCTCCTTCTTCTGGTTGCCGTGGCTGAGGCCCTTGACGGTGAAGTACCCGTAGCGGTGCATCAGCTCACCGAGGTAGCCAGACTGTCCGTCCTCACCACACACGGCGTTCTTGGCCATGCCCTTCTCGATCCCGAGGCCGCAGCGCCCGTAGTCGCGCCACGCCTTGATGATGCGTAGTGCGGTCTCACGGACGTCCCACTGCCCCCAGATGATGCGCTCGATGTGCCAGCCGTACTCGTGGATGCGGGCTATGCAGATGGCGTGGTCGTCCAGAACGACCTTACTTCTGTTCTTCCCATCGGCGTTAGAAAAGCCCGCCAAGTCAACTGCAATGACATACTCCCCGGGCGTGGGGCAGGTATGGACTGGGAACATTTGATGAGAGAAGACTCGTCCACCTGTCGCGGCGAATGATGCCTCGATCTCCTGCTTGCGTGCTTCTTCACCCAGCCCCTCCACCAGCGCGTCAATCTCAGTGCTGGTAATGTGTGTGTTCATGGACGACTTGAACTGGAAGCTGATCCAGTCCTGCGTGGGCTTGCCGCTCTTGGGGTCTACCCCCTCCTTGGCGGCGCACCACATGTCGTAGAAGTGGTTCTTGCCATCCGGCGTACCGATGAAGAGTGCGCCACCCTCTGCGCGTGCGAGCGCGGGGCGGATCACGTACTCCCAGACCGACGGCTTCATGAAGGCGTACTCATCCATCACCACGAACGCGAGGCCGACACCACGGAGCGAGTCCGGGTCGTCAGCGCCCTTGAACCTGATGAGGCGTCCGTTGTTGAGACGGATCTCACCCTCGTTCTGGCGGACACCAGCGATGAGGCCCTGCCCCATCGACAT